GAAACGACCATCAAGACAGAGACATTCGGCAAAGGTAGAACCAAATACGTGTTTACATGAGAAGAGTTGAAGGAAGTGCCGGTGTATCGCTGATGGAATGCACGAACCCGGTTAAAGACAAATGGCGCATCCGCTGGGATGTGCAGGAAAAAGAGAACGGCTCTGCCTCCTACATGGAAGAGGAGTTCGGACACAAGCCTACTGATGAGGAAATCCGCACATTGGTTATGTCATGGTATAACAGCCAGACTGATGCAGCTATCCTATCCGGATTCGCCTATAATGGCGCCCCTGTATGGCTTTCTACGGAGAACCAATACAACTATAAGGCAGCATACGATTTGGCCGTTCAGACGGGCGGAGAGACCCTTCCGGTTACATTCAAATTCGGTTCGGATGAACAGCCCGAATACCATACCTTTGAAAAGTTGGATAATCTGAAGGACTTCTACATTCAAGCGGTCAGACACATCCAAAACACACTGGCTGAAGGATGGAAAAGGAAAGATGTATTCAACTTGGATTTATATCGGATTGAATGATTGACAATCCCTTCGGGGGAAGGATAAAAAAAAGCCCCCGGCCTGTTAAATAGTCGTCTCACTTACCATTTAAACATAAAGCACCTCTTACCGGCACGACCGGGGGCAGATACCCTCGTTCGCCAGTAAGAGGCTTTTTTATGTAAGCGCTATTCTGCGCAATGATAAGTGAGACAATGCAAATGTACGAAATTTAACTGGATATGAAAGTAATTGAGATACTAAAATTGAACAGAGAGCTTTTAAAAACGTGCCATTACATGGGCATACGACCCGATGACGTGCAATATATAGAACTATATAATGAATATAACAAGTTGCAGACCAATGGTGAAAAAGTGTCTTATATCGTAGCTACGCTTTCCCTACGATATGGCATCAGTGAGCGAAAGGTGTATGACCTGATCAAGCGTTTTAAAACCGACTGCAATTTGTGTGCAGTGTAATCAGGACTTCCTCCCACTAAAGGCAAACTCCCCTACCCTACCTTTGTATCGCAATAAATAACATTCATATCATGGACAAGTATTATCAAATCTTAGGCAAGGTGCTTTCGTCCGGAAAGATGCAAAGCAATAAAAAAGGGAATATCCGCTACCTACTGAATGAACAGCTGACGCTGCTCCCTGCCGACCTTCTTGATATATTCGAGGGGCATACCATAGCGCGGAAGAAGTTAAAAAACGAGTTACAACTGTTTATGAGGGGCGAACGAAACGTGGAAAAATACAGGGAGGCCGGAATCAACTGGTGGGACTACTGCGGCTCTATCCTTGTGAACAGCTACCCAACCTATTTTGAAAAACTGCCGCCACTCATCGAACGCATAAACAGGGAAAAAAGGAACAGCAAAAACTATATATTGTTTCTCGGATCTACAGGAACAGAAAGCAACCAGGCTCCATGCCTTAGTCTTGTTCAGTTCCAGATAGAGCAAGGAGAACTGGTCATGACCGCCTATCAGCGAAGCAGCGATGCGAATTTAGGACTGCCGGCAGATATTTATCATTTGTATCTAATATCAAGACAGATTGAGTTGCCACTAAAATCCATCACCCTGAATCTGGGGAATGTGCATATTTACGAAAACAACATCGACAAAACAGAACAGCTGCTTGCCGGCAATGAAAATGTAAAATTTGAATTGAACGTATGAGAAAGATGTATCTGTCAGCCCCTCTCCCATTTGTCGGGCAAAAGCGTATGTTAGCCAAGGAATTCATGAAAGTGCTGGAGCAATATCCGGATGGAACATTGTTTGTTGACCTGTTCGGTGGCTCCGGATTGTTGTCTCACATTACCAAATCCCTCAAGCCCCACTCTACTGTTATCTATAATGACTTTGATAACTACCGCTTCCGCATGAAGCACATTCCGCAAACGAATCAGCTGCTTGCTGACATTCGCGAAATGGTAGGGAATTCCGTACCACGTCATAAAATCATTAAAGGAGAACTGCGTGAACGAATATTCAGCCGCATCGAGCAGGAAGAGAATAGCACCGGATATGTGGATTTCATTACCCTCTCCTCCTCTATCTTGTTTTCCATGAAATACAAACTGTCTGTTCAGGATATGCGGAAGGAAGCTTTATACAACAATATACGCAAGACCGGCTACCCGGAATGTACGGACTATCTCGAAGGGCTGGAAATCGTATCTTGCGATTACAAGGAAGTATTCAACCGGTATAAAGATATTCCTGGAGTAGTATTTCTTGTTGATCCGCCCTATCTGTCCACTGACGTAGGGACCTATAACATGTACTGGAATATGGCAGACTATCTGGATGTGCTGAATGTACTGAAGGGGCATTCATACGTATATTTCACATCCAACAAATCTTCAATTCTGGAGCTGTGCGAATGGATAGGTAAAAATAGGGATTTAGGTAATCCTTTTGAAAACTGCACAAAGGTGGAATTCAATGCTCACATGAATTACAACTCTTCTTACACAGATATGATGCTTTACAAGAAAGAGGCTGCCTGATTGCGTTTACTTTGCCTGTATTGAACAAAAAAGCCGCAGACGGTAATTTGTACGTCCGCGGCTTTTTCTGTCTAATAAAGACGGCTATTGCAGCCGCTTGATGGCCACACACTGATATACCTCGATACTTTCCACAATATCCTCATGGTTGTGATTGGTATCACTCTCCACCAGATCCAGCTCCAAAAAGGTCTCCCCGCTCAATCCGGCAAGCTGTGCATGAAGCAGTCCGGACAGGTCAAACACCTTCAGCGCATCCTCCTGCAGCTCGCTGCCCTCAGCACTCGAACCTTCCCAGTCCGTCACGATGTGCAGTTTAATCAAAGGTTCTGCCCGGTATTCCACACCGGGAACAATCGCATTCCACTGTATAGGGCAGAATTCCACAAAGACAGCCGGACGCTCCCAGTTTTCTTCCTGTTCGATGAATTCCACATTATGGTTCCACAAGTCTATGTGCTTGATAAGGTCAATGGCCTTCAGCTCCCGGCAAAGCATCCGGTAAAGTTCTTTTCTCATTTTCTTATGATATTATATTCAATGGTAAAATACTCTGTTAGGTTCTCTTCTACAATCTCACGGACGGCTTTTTCCACTTCAGGCGATGTGCCGAGGAAACGGCGTCGGGGAATCCTGATGGTGCTTCCTGCTTTCTTTAAAGCCATGAACATCCAAAAATCGGCTTCTGTATCAAGCCGGACATTTCGTTTGTCTTTTCGAAGTTTGCCGTCTTTTCTTCTACCGAACGCTCCGGTTGCCTCATAATACTTATGCCAGAAGAAACGCTTCATCCGCTTGGTCACCACTATTTCACCGCCATCATTATGAATGGCCGCATAGGGCAGAGAGGTAAAGAAGGTAATGCTGTTTTCCGTTGTCCGACTTCCGATACTTTTCCGAAGCGCCCCGGTATCTGTTAGTATGGCTCTACCTTCATTCCGGATGGGGCTTTTCCGTCGCTGCCATTTCTCACTGAAAAAAGCCTGCCGTTCAAAGTTCTTGTCAAACTCATCACTCATTTCCACCTGAATGTCTTTCAGTATCCGGGCCACTACTTTTTTTACGTTTTCATTCATTCCCAGTCAAAGTTAAATTTCAATTGTACCGTATCGTCCGGCAAATCATTTTTAGGGTCTGCGGACGCTTTAAGCATATTGTAGAATGTACGCTCACTAATAGCATACACAGGATATATGTACCGCCGCCATATTTCACGGTTCGGTACACCGTGACTGGCATAATGGTCATATATCCTGTTTACTTCTACTACACGCTTCTGATAACTGACTCCGTGCCGCTTTCCCATATAGGTTTAATCGTTCATAGACGGTTCTACTTTAGGTTTATAGGGACGGATGTCAAGCGTCATTTTTGCGCTTACCGTTACCCGGCCACTTCCTTCACACTGTCTGCAGACTTCCTCAACGGTTTCGCTTCGCTTCTTTCCAAAGATCCGAGAGGGATATTCTACAACTTTCTTTACTTTACCTGTACCGTAGCAAGCACGGCACAGGGCTACTTTCGGAGATTTCTCCACTTCTTGTATCATAGTTCTATTATTTATGATTCTGTCATTCCCAGAGGGATAGGTTTCCACATTCCGTTTTCGTTTTTGATTTCAGCACGGATAAACTGTTTGCTCACTTCCGGCTGGTAGGCTTCCTCAATGATACGCACACCTTCAATGAAACGGTCATCTCCGGTTTCCATGGCCACTTTGCGAAGCTGCACGATGCGTGAAGCCTTCAGCGTTCCCTTGGCATCACGGGCCAACAGACGAAGCACCATGCTCACCAGTGCCTTGGTCTTTTCATCTTTGGCCAGACCTTCGATGTATTCCTTCACAATGGCTATACCGTCTTCCACCGTGTCACGGTAACCGTCGGTCACATACACACCCAGCGTGATTCGTTTGTCGCCTTCACTGTTAGTAAAGGTATGGCTGCGCTGGTCATCCTTCACCTTGGTCTTGAAAAGGTCTGCCTTCATTTCCAGAATGGTTTTGAAGTTGTCCATCACAGTCTGCTTGCTTGCCTTGATCTGCTCACTGATGCCCAGCAGTACCGGAATGGAGTTTGCTATCTCCTCATCCACCATCTGTTTGTACATTTCGCGGTCATTCTTGGCTTTTTCCTCTGCCGCTTTCTTTGCTTTTTCTCTCTGGAAGGCTTCAAATTCCGCCTTTTCCTCTGCCGTCATTACCACGGTCGTTTGTTTCATTTCTTCCATGATTCTTGTTTTTTGGGGTTATTGGTTTTCATAATCCTGCATTTCAGGTTCGTCTTCCATCAGCATAGCCTCTCCGTTGGCGTATGCCCAGTCAGCCAGTTCACTATAAAACTCGGCTGCATCTTGCTTCTCCATATCAGAGGCAAGCAGGTTGATTTCCTTTTTCAGATTCTCTAAAATCTTTGTGTTTCTATTTTCCATATCCTATCAGTTTGCCGGAGCATCAGGGTCAATCTGAATGAGTGATACCATGCTCACGGGGTTAATCGTTTGCTTTTCTTTCCTGGGCTTCAAGCCGCCTTTCCGTTGTATGGACCGAAGCTTTACCGCCAGTTCATCCAGTTCGTCCACCGTAATCTGTCTGAACGCTTTGCCGACTATTCGGGGATTACTGCAGAAGTCATTGATTCGTGCCCAGTCGGATGTATCTATGCCCAGCTTCTGCATCAGGTTCAGACAGAGACTCCGTTTCCGCCGCAGCTCCTCACGCAGCTTCTGTCGCCATTCGTCTTGTCCGCTCAGCTTCTCCAGAGCCGTACAGCAGGCTTCATACTCCTTGGCTGTCATTTCCTTCAGACTGTCCGTCCGGTTCCACGTGTACTGCAGCACAATGCTTTTCTTGAATTCTTCCCGGTCTCCTGTACAGGGAAGCTTGTTGAACAATGTGTAGAACCGGGCGAAATTGGTTACTTCCTGTGCCATGTCATTTACCATTAAGAATCATTTCACATTCCGTTGATTTGGTACTGACACGATAAATTATCTTATCCGGCTTCACTGATTTACCTTTGTATTCAGCCTCAATTTGCTTAGCAAATATCTTTTTGAACTCATCACCCATTTTAGAAAGTATTTCTTTATTGTACTCCCCGCAAAAACCTATGCGTGAGGATTGGATTTCACGAATTGTTCCTCTATATACCGTAGCGGTCAACTTCATCACCACAACACCGGTTTCCATTTTTATTTTTCCCATATCGACTAATTTTATTCAAACAACACTTTAATGCCACACGAACTGGCCACGTCAAGTTCCAGTTTGGCTCCCTTGCTCAGTTCCCAGTCCTTCAGCATATAGATATAGTCACAAGCCAGCAACAGGGCAATGTCGGCCCGCATGTGGGCTCTCCAATGAGCTTCATCCGGCAATCCGTTCCTGAAAGGGTTTACAGGGTCATAGCCTTGTGCCTTCAGTTCCTCCTCGGCACGGCTGAAGGCTTCCTTGCGCTCATCCATGTCATAATGCGCGATAGCTCCGCTGATGTACACCTTCCCGGCACCGGTCGCCTCACCGCGCTGATAAGCCTTGTGCCGTTCCCACCGTTCCGGAACGACCACACTGTAGTTGCACGATTGGCAGCAGCAGCCTTCTTCTTTCACCGGGAACGGATTGTATCCGTAGCCCTCATACTCTTTGCCGCAGATGCAGCACACTTTCTTTTCTTCTTTCTTTTCCATCACTTCAAATCTTTTTAATGTTTACTTTACAACTTGGATTCCATATCAGCACATTACGTGCAAACAAGACATCACCCGTTTCTATTACGACATGACCGGGCATTTTCGCTCTTCTCACTTTTAAGTCGCTTTGGATGTTTCGCTCCAGCCAGTCATCCAATACGGACCGGCTGGAATTTCCGTCCAGCAGTATCTGGAACACTTCAGTTCCGGTGTAGCTTTCAAAAGCCTTCTCGTTATTATCCATAATCATTTTGGTAAATTATTACTTGTTTGAATGATTCCGTCTTCCCATACCACATAATAGCTTCCCGGGTCTCCAATGGCGCGTCCTTGACAATAAGCTTTATAACCGACCACCCGAATCTTCATATCACAGATATATTTCAATCTTACTGCACCGCCACCCATCGGCTGGCTTTTCTTTTCCTGGCTGATCCAGATGAAACATTTCTTCGGAAAGGTTTCCATCAGTTCCACAGCCTGCGGATAATCCCATCCGGCCACCTGAAAGGAATCGATGATGATAAACTTCGGGCTTTTCGGTTTTTTCAGTCTGGCAATCACTTCCTCCAGACTGCCTTCTGTCACCACACGAAATTTACCCTGCACCTCATTCATCTTCAGATAACCCATACGCCGTTGGAAGCTTTGGTTGATTTTCTCTTCGTAACTCATGTACAGCACCGTCCCATAGTTGCACAGTTCCTTTCCAAGTTGCATCACAAAGCTGCTTTTCCCACTGGCACTGGCACCGCTGATGAACCACGAAGCGTTCTCTGCCGGGAACCCGAAAGGTTTGCTCCATTTCTCATCCCACGGCAGAGTAACCCATTTCTTGGCGGCTATTTCCTTCGGACTGTACGCACGCTTCATTATTCCGCTGTCATTTTAAGTTTCTCAATCTCGGTATAGACTCTTCTCAAACCACCGCATGTCTTCCGTACAATCTGGGCTATATCAGCCCCCGCAGGAGCATTTACCTTGGCTACAATACGTGCCTGGTTGTTCAAGAACTGTTCGCGCTCCTTTCCATCATCCGGAGTCACCTTGCTGTACCGGTCACCATAACGGCTCAACATTTCGGTATAGCCCACCTTCTTACATTCTATGGACCGGTTGATTTTCTCTTTCAATCCGTCTGCCCCCATCATATACCAGGCGCAGCAGCGCTCAGTGGCATTCCATAAGGCCTTCAGTTCCAGGAAAGCTTCATACTGCAGGTCGCCTGCTTCATCGAGGATGATAAGCGGGGTTTCCATCGAACGGAGGTAATATACCAGGTCTTCATACACATCAGAATACTTCCCCTTGCTGTCCACACCAAACTCTGCAGCAATCTTGCGTACCAACTTCAATTTTGTCTTTACCTGCGAGCAGTCGATATAAACGGCATTCTTGTGGCTTTGCACATAATAACGTGCCGTGAAAGTCTTGCCGATATTGGGCATGTCGCACAAGATGCCCGACAGACTGGACTGCTGTGAGAACTCCAGCTGGGCAGTTATATATTCAAAGGTCGGGGTCTTGGCTGCTTTCCATTCCATTTCACCACGGAGGTTCACCCCTAATTTGCGGGCAATGCTTATCCAGTTGGCATCGCTCAGGGCTTTGTCTGTCTGTCCGTTCTTGATTGCACTGTACACAGATGTACTGATGGCTAAAGAGGCAGCATGCTTGGCATCACTGGGATAGTTCGCACGGTTGGCAGCTATCGCTGCTAAAATCTTCTGTTTTTGCGCTTCTGTAATCATAATTCTAACGCTGTTTTAATGTTGTTCTAATTCTATTCTTACATGTCACTGATGGCCCTCATTGCCTCGCTTATTCCGGAGTGCCATTCATAATCTGATTCCGGATCTGCCGACAATTCGGCTGGCAAATCATCGGATAGTTCCACCGGGGGAAGTTCCAGTTCCTCTTCCGGGTCATCCGTTGGCTGATCCGGTGTACCGGTTCCCACCTTTCCGATGGCGTGGTCATTGAGGTATTTGCTGAAATGACTCAGAACTTTGTTTTGCTCTGTATAGGCTACCCGGTCTTCTTCGGTCTGTTCTGCCATCACCCGGTTGTAAGTCACTACCGGACGAACCTTGTCAAGGTAGCGGTCGTTCTGGTACAGGAAGACATCCGTAGGCTTGCCCTCTTCATCCGGCAGATAGTAAGCCGTCACCTTGCGGTTGTTTGGTTCCAGCTGCTCCAGCACTTCCGGACCGCTCAGCCACCAGTCCGCATTTGCCACACGTACTGTGGAATTTCTACGAATACTGGTATCTACCTTTTCTCCGATATATCTGCTCAAGGTCAGTTTATCAAGCGGTCGAAGGGTCGGATTGATTTTGGCTACGAGCACATCCCAACGGGTCATTCCGGGATATTTCTTTTGATTGGGGTGAAGCGTATTGTTCCATTCTTCACAATCGCGCCGGTCGTCCGCCACAAGCTCTTCAAACGTATAATACTTTCTGTCTTCCCAGGTGTGGTTGCTGCTGTCACTCACTTTCTTCTGGTCCACCCGCCGTGCACCTTTGTTATGCCAGCGGCCAATGGCTTCATGGTTCTTATGTGCTATGGTTGTCTTGAACGCACCGTTCAGAGCTTCAGCATATTTCTCCTGTGAGTTCTGTGGGGCACAGAAATGCACAAACTTAAATACCTCACCTGCCTTCAGGAATCCTTCTTTATACTTGCTCATCAAGTGCTGCTCCACCTCAATACCGGCTGGAATACCCCATCCGTTGCGTTCGATGAGCCGGAACATATCACGAAAACAGTCCACTACCAAGGCATCATCCTTATCCCGCCCGTAGGCCAGCCCGATACGGCACTGGCTCACCACATCATAAGCATAATAGGCATGCACATACTCGCCGCCTTTCATCCGACGCGGCAAATCCACGTCATCCATCGTTATTTGTGACAGGGAGAACTTACCACCATGGCGGTGCATGTGCGGCATTTGCTCATGATAGAATTCCATACGTCCACGCAAGGCTTTTTCTATCAGCAGCTGGCTTGCCGGGTTGTTCAGTATGTTCCGGATAGTGCTTTCGCTCAGTTCTTTCGGTTCCCCGTTCTTATCCGTAAAGTTTTCCGGATTGAATATCTCTCCTGTTTCCAGATCCCATACTTCCAGTTCACCGCATACAAACGACAGATACATTTCATGCACATCACTGCCGTATGGTTGGTTGGGAAGTACTTTCAAACTCATCACCAGGCGTTCGTCCATGTGAGTTACCTTCCGTTTGTTCTGGTTGCCGAATTTTCCGGTTATCAAACATTCATAACCGTATTGCTTATATTCGTTCACTTTCTTGCGGAAACGAAGGGTACTGGCAGGAAGATCATGACCAAAGTCTTCGCGTAGGGTCTCGATGGTGGTGGCCATCATGTCCCAGTTATATTTTTCACCCATCAGTTTTCGGTAATCATTGCTTCTGTTATAAAGCTTGATACAAGTATTCAACACGGAAGCATTCACCGCATATTTCCGGGCAAGTTCGTCTGTTGCTCTGTTGCTGGAAGAATGGGAAGCCCAATCCAAAAAATAGGCTACTGCAGCCTGATCCAGCACATAGTTTGAGAGTATCCAGTGGCGAAGTGCCTGCTCTGTTCCACCGGGGTTGTCTTCCTTCACCCGTTCCAGACACTCGGTAGGCAGGCTATTGAGGGCGACCAACGCGCAATTTCCAGCAGCACCTCCACCACGACGCACCACCTTGATACGGCCACGGTTCACCCAGTTCCTGTAGCAGGATTCGGTGATATAGCCGCCATCTATGAGCTCACGTGCAGAAATACACTGTATGTTACCGTAATACACCAACATAGCCGCCTCCTATCTCAATGCCGATGCAAACGCTTGGATTTGGTTAATATCGGCAACCATCACATGCTCGTAAGTCTTCACCGTTTCTCCCTTGAATATTACCTGACCGCTACCATCATTACGGTCAAGCTCTATCAAGGCACCGTTCGGACAGTACTGACGCATCACATTGTCATAATCATGGAAAGTTTCTATTTCCGGAATAACAACCATCACAATACCGCCACGATCCATGGCCAACTTACGGATCTTTGCAGAAAGTTCGGAGTTGCCACGACGGTCATCAAACCGGATAGCGTTATAAACAGTCTTCTCTGTCACGTTGAGTGCCTTTGCGATAAAGTCGCGGTCGGCTTTCGTAATGTGAATGTACCTCTTGTTCATATCTCACTTGTTTTAATGATTAATATTGGGGGGAGTCCGGGGAATCGAACCCCGGCACAAGAACCATGCACTCCCGTGTGTCTTTCCACACCGTCACCCGTCTCTTAACGCCTTCCGGGTTGTCACGCTGGGTTTACTGTTGTCCCTCAACCTTTTCACCTTTTTCAATAATCCCAAGAAGTATAGTGAATTTCTCACGTATCTTCTGGTTCACTTCCAGTTCCAACGTATGCGCCAAATTTGAAGCCGCACTGGTGCTGTTCTTGCGGATGCTTCCGGTAAGAAGACTATCAGTCAGACTGTTTATCTTGCTTTCCATGTATAACTTTACATCATCATGGCTACCGGCAGATAAAACCACCTTCAAGGCACGGTAACAGGAAAGTTCACGTTGCGTCTTGTACATATCCTCGGCATACCAGCAGAAGAAATGTTCAAAATCCTCATTCATGTCTTTGGTGTACTTGTCAGCCTGTCTTACCAAATCATCTATATGGGTCTTTACAGAACTGAATACAAAATCCCAGCAACTCATTTTCTTGTTTTCCATAATCTCACTTATTTAAATTCGTTTATAATCGGTTTCAAACTCACGCCGTAACAACTCATCAGGCGGCGGATAAGGTTCTTCACATAAAAATCAGGTGCGGAAAACACAATCCCGGTCTCTTCGGTATATCTGAAGCTGATACCGTCCATCATCAACACGTAAGCCACCTTGTGCTTCACGCTCTGTGTCTGCCATTCTTTTATTTCTTCGTTCATTTTCTTTAATCCTTAAAATTCGCTAATCACATGCCTTTTTCGTATATTTGGCGCGGTGTTCCTTTTTGAACACGCTGCAAATATATAGAATATTTTCGACACTAAAAAGTTTTATGTAGATAATTTACGACTTATGACGAATATTTCCGACAGGATTGCAATCCTAATTAAAGAAAAAGGTATCAGTACAAGGGCACTTGAACAAGCTATTGGGTGCTCGAATGGAGTAATTTCAAGATGCATTAGCAAAGGAACAGATATATCAAGTTTATGGGTGTCGAAAATTATCGAAATACATAATGATATAAACCCTACCTGGTTACTTACTGGGAAAGGTGATATTTACTATAATACATCATCTACAACAACACAAACAACCGAACTATCCTCTCTCCTTGCCTTAATTAGAGAAAAAGAAGAAATCATCAGGGAACAAGATAGAGAAATCGGACGCTTAGAGGAACGAATCCGGCAAATGACAATCGAAAAGGAAAAACATGTATCGGATGCGCCCATTTCCGGTACTGCAAATGTCGGGTAGGCGGATTTACTATTACCATACACCGGTGATGGAAAACGAAGCGTACCCCCTATCATCCCCCATGATGTCCCCCTCCCAAGCAATCCCCCTCCCCTACCATTATATAAGGGCATAAAGGCACTGATATTGGGGAATTTAAAAAGTAAAACGTGAAAAATGATAGGTTTTTAGGGGGGGGCTATCAAATAAAAAACAAGGGGTATTTTTAAAATTGTGGTATTTTAGCATGTCTGTATCGCACACCGCCAAAACCCTATTTTGAATATCCAGTTCTATAAAAGTGAATATCCACTTTGAATATCCACCTGAATATCCAGCGTCAAAAAAGACCGATTTCAAGCACAAAAAAGGGGAGGTATAACCACCTCCCCACACCGGATCATTCTAAAGCCGTTTTTATTGCCTTTTTAGCCGCTTATTATTCGTCTGATACATTTCCACTACGCCCGCAAGAAATGAGCGTAGATTGCTTTATTATAGCCTTTTTGGTGCATACAGTCCCGTTACCAGATAATCCTGCATGAAGCAGATAATTCTTCGTTGCGCCCACCTGTTCTGCCGTCAAAACAGTATAAATGGCCGTTATACTACTAAAATACCAGTCTTTCCGCTTTGTTCCTTCTATTCCGTGTGTCAAATGTATATGTATTACCTTTGCCATAACTAATAATATTTTGTCGCAAATATACCAAATAACTATTATATGGAATAATTTAAGCAGCATTATATCAAATAATCAGGCACAAAAAAAGCAGCCGCAGCTGCCACTCACTCCCCCACCAGAATCAACCATGTAAGCCTTATGTAAACCCAATTAAACCTATCTGCAAATCTGTATGCCTAAAAAGCACCTAAATGTAGCTGCAAATTAAACCCACGTAAACGTTTCGTTTTGCAGAGCCATCCACTCATATTTTGCATAACATTTTGTATATCAATAGGTTTGATATTCTTTCCGCTCAATCCTCAATATACGTTTCGTTCTGTGCCCCATATAATATGCCAACGCCGTTTTAATACCCATGAATATCTTTTTCTCTCCACACTTGTCCTCGTACGTTCCACCATCAAGAAGAAGCGCGTACTTCTCCGGATGTTCCCTCACATCCAGATAAAATGCATCACCAAGAGCTGACTTTATGTCAATGCTTTCCGACTCACGTATATACGTCTCTATCTTATCTTCATCCACATGTACGGACATGCCACGTGACAAATCTGCGACCTCAAGCGTTGTTATCAGATACTGCTGCATTTCTTATATACTTTAATGGTTGTACACTAAAATCCATTGACGGGTTTGCCACCTCATACCAGTTGCGGAAAATACGGTCAAACGTGCGCTCTATTAAACGCTGTTGCTTGCTGACAATAGAATTATAGTATTCAAAGGCATCTTCCAAAATATCGCCGGAAAAGCCCACTTTCCCGATACGGATACAATACCACGGCTCCTGACCATAGGCGGAATAAATGCGCTCCACCACACTTGCATCCGTAACGGTAAACTCCTTATCATAATTCTGTGTAGTGAACGGGATAAATTCAGGCTTTTCTTCATCATTTTCAAGCGTTACCTCTATAAGTTTCAAGGAATTTGTATCCCCCTGAAGCTTGACAAGACTATCAGAAAATCCGTCATCCTCCGAAATCTTTATTTCATTACCTTTTTCATCGTATCTGACAATATCCGAGCCTTTCTTAGTGACAACCATACCGGACGGAAGGAAATTATTGCGCACATTCCTGAATTTCACGTTGGAAAGCCCTTCATCCGTGCTCATCTCGGTAATGACACGGTCAGATTTACCTACTGGGTAAGTCTGTTTTCCAGCCATGGATACCCATAAAACCTGCCCCTTGTAGTATTCTATTCCTCCAGCAGCTTCAATCTGTGCCAGAACAACAGATTTCAAAGGATTGAACACATCAATGTAGTCGATATTCTCTTTTGCCACACGTATCTTCTTCCCTTTCCTGGTTTTCGTACCACTCCAATCAGGATGCACGGCAATCTTAGCCACATATCCGTTATCATCCTCTTCCACCAGACGGCAGTTTTCAAATGGGATATGCTGAATTTCCACAATCTGGCCCAAAATGTTGTAATTTACATGAATGGCAATCCCATTGAAGTCAGCCATATCACGGCAAACAAGAGAATGTATGTCATCAGCCGCATCTCCCTTCCGGTTTACCACATACTCCGAAAAAGAAACCTCACGGAATCCGTTACCTTCAATGAAATCCGCGAAACGGTCAGCACATTCACTTCCGGTAGAACTCGCTGCAATGATATTTCTTACCGTCTGCGGATAGAGGTTGTCATCCCCGTAAGACTGTATCCCAATCTGCTGCAAATAGCGTATATCTACCCTTACACTGCTCTTCTTCCTAAGTTCCTTTACTTTCATAATTCCGTGAGGTTTTAATTTATTCAGCGCCTTCTACCGCTTCTCCTTCTTCATCGGTCTGCCCATCAGTAGATTCATGATTATCCCCATTCTCACTGCCTTCTTCACTTCCTTCAGGATTCTCCTGCATATCAGCAAATACTTCCAAAGCCTTGTTTACGTGAGCTGTCAGGACTTTTTTTGTAATAGTCTTTCCGGAGATTTTATAACCCTTGAACTCTTCCTGAATTGACTTGCTTGAAACTCCATCCTTCATAGCTTCCACCATGAGAGAGACAAGCTCGTCATTAATCACCACATTTCCGTCCTTTCTGGACTTTACACGTTCCTCCCAGTCATCAGGTTTCTTTGAGAAATACTTAATGTTGTCCGGGTATTTCGCCAGATACTTCTCCGCTGCTTCATCAGTAAGGTTGGCATTCGTATACATTTCGCTACTGCCAAATCCCATCTGCAAGAGAACACCGTTCTTCAAGCCGTATTCTGATTTTTCTTTCATCTTTCCGTTCTTGTTAAGGTAAACACTCATTTCTATCACCGCATCATGATAGCAGTCGCTACAAGATGTGCGGACAAACTTCTTATCAAGGACAAGCACATACAGATTTTCAATCTCTGCCTTGTCAGAAGAAGAGAGGGAAGCAATGCTTCCCAACTCCTTCAACCTATTAACCACATCAATCACTTCCATATCAAGCTGCTGGGGATGTCAACGTATCGATAGCCGTCTTGGTAGTCTCGTAGTCTGTCTTGTAAAGGAACAAAGCAGATTTTGGCACTTTTGTTTCCTGCAGAGATACTGACCAGCCACCATCGGTTTCTTCCGAATATTTGTCGTTGCTGATTTCGGCAGCCTTCAAGCCTTGATAATAACCGTAAATCTGGAATGCAGAATCGCCCGGATTCTCTTCCTTCTGCAAGTTCTTCGCTTTATTCTCAAGGATTACCACATATTCACCGTTTGCCAGCCCGTCAATAATGTCCGCACACACGTCCGGGTCATTGGCAAGAATCACCATGTTCACCGTATTGGTAAACGTATTCTGATACGTACCGACAGCAAGTGCCGTGTTCGTCCCAGTAAACGGAGTGCTTCCAGGCACAATAACCTTATAGGCTTTCTTGCCTTCCTTCAAGGCCAGCGTTTCAATCACATTCTTACGCGTTGCATTGAATGCTACTGTAGCGAAATCTATGTCCTTCCGGTTCATGATAACGCCTTCCTGCTCTACTCCAGGAACGAGCGGGTCATCGCAGCTTGCTACGATGTCCCTTTTTATTGCATAGTCACAGATTCCTGACATAACTCCTCCTTTCGTTAATAAGCCAACTGGAACAAGTTATCTTCCCCAATAAGGCATCCTAATTTTCCGGTAGAATACAGCTTATTAGTTCTGGTATTTCTGTCAAACCAAATGTCAAGGTCTGAAATGATGTCATCAGCTGGAGTACCCACAAACAACTGCTTCGGAGAACCAAATACAGCACGGTGAGGTAGATTAAGTTTAGTACCATTGTTCTGGTATTTCTGGATGAATCTATCCCAAATAGATACACGATATACAAACACACCGTTGTACTCTGTTACGTCAAGACCTTTGAAAATCTGTTCCCATTCAAGGATTTCCTTGTATTCACGCTTCAGGTCTTTTGCCAGCGCATCGCACAACGACTTCGTACAGAAGATACCAGCTCCATCCATTGAAGCGATACGTGAGTCTGCATTTTCAAGCAGGCTGTCAAAGATTCCGATTGCTACTCCAGATTCTTTCAGCTTGCTGAACTATAATGCGGTAGACGCTTCATCGTTGGCAGCAATAGCAACCTTCTGACCTGCGTTTGCTGTACCAATCGCAAACAACTGTTTCCAGAAACCGTCTGTTGTCTTGAACAGCTCCACATTCACACCATCTGTAATCTGACCTGAAGATGTTGCATTCTGCGCTTCTGTGTCACCGAACCAGATGAATCGCCACATCATGCGCTTAACTGCCAAATCCAAAGCTGGATATACGATATCATCCATGTATTCAGTAGACGACAAGTCCGCGATTTCCGTTCCGGTTTTCAGACAGTATTCAGCGATTGTATTCTGTAACTCTTCATAACACCACTCCAAAGGAATCTGCCAATCACCGATTTCCCACTCCTTCTCCGCAAAGTTGATGTTTGCTTTCTTGTATTCAGGATTACAGCCGGAACCTACCCAACCGATATCATCCATCTCTCCGACCCATCCCAGCTTATCACCATTATGTACATTCTGACGAAGAGTGAAGAACCGTCCAAGTTCCTCATCGACGAAGTTTGTCATGATAAGCAAGTCTCTCAGACTCTGTACTGCTCCATTACCTGGAGTAAGATTCGAAAGCTGCTCCCAAGTAATTCTTTCTTTTGCCATAATTCTTAGTTATTAAATTTCTGTTTGTTCTTTTCTCTAATCTCAGCAAGTTTCTTCTCAATCTTGCTTTCATGCTTAACTTCCTGCTTCTTTCCGTAAGTCGTTGTACGTCCTGCAGGAGTGTACTTGCTTGCGGCCGCTTTAGTCAGTTTTTCAATTCCTCCAGCTTTAGCCACTACATCCAGAATTCTGACATCATCCTCTGTCTTGGCGTTGGCTGTCAAGTCAGAAACCTGCTGTTCCAATTCTGCGATACGTGCCTCCAATGCTGCTGTATCATCATTTTCACTTTCAGCTTCACGGATTTCGGTAATTACACCGTCAGTCACTACGATAGTCTTCCCGTCTGGCATTACGTGTTCCCCATCCGGGCTTGCCGCGTCACCTACTTGCGGTTCACCTTCTTCACGCTCTACTGTCAATGTGTCGCCACCTGCAGTTGTAAGCTCCAACGCTACCGCAGGAACATCTTCGATTTTTGCATAGCCTAACTTGGCCAGCATACGGTCAAGCAATGACTTGCTTACCGTAACTTCATTTTCTTTTTTTCCCATAAATTTATTGTTAGATACTACTTTAGCTGACTTCGGCATAATTACCTCACTCACAAATCCAAGTTGCTTGGCTACCTCACCACCAAACCATGTTTCTTTAGCCATCTGTTCCTCTATCACCGCACGATCAACCCCACAGCGCTCAACATAGATTGAAATCATACGTTCACGCTCTGCTTCCAGCCCAGCTTTTAATGATTCAAGCGCTGAAATATCAAGAGAACCTTCTACACCAGGACAATAAGGTGAATGAATAAGAATCTTTGCGTGCGGATACATCTTTCTGCGCTCGATAGGAGCTGCCAAAAGAATTACTGTCGCCATTGAAGCACATCTTCCTACTACAGTAGCAGAAATTTCCTTCCCAGTAGCCCTTAAAGCATCATATATCGCATATCCTTCAGCTACATCGCCACCACACGAGTGTAATTCAATATCAATGTGATTGTCATCCGGAGCAATCCATCCAAGAAAATCCTGTACATCAGAGAAGGACATACCATCAACGCCAGTCAGATACCAGTTTTCCATTTTTTCGGTATCAGCTACAATGTCTTTGTTGATAAATAATTTCGCCATATCTCGTAATTGTTTGAAACAAAGGTAGTGAACGCGATATGGCTATAAGAATTTTTGAAAGGAATAGCACTGACACGCCTTGTCAGTCGATTTTTCAAACAAAAAGAGGTGAGCCGCTGCCCACCCCACCTCAAAACAATTACATATCCACTTCCGTGGAAAACTTCTTTACAACCCTGTATATCGTCCTCTCATCCACGTTGTATTCGTCCGAAAGGTACTGCAATACGTAGGTTTTCTTATGCCCTTCTTTCATCAGACGGCTGTATTCCTTGTAAAGTTCAAGGTATCTCACGTCCGACGGCTGTACCGGGAGCGTTTGTAACTGCTCCATCACTCCCTTATGTGTGTTTAGAAATTCATACACGTTCATACATTACCAAGATTCTCCAATACTTTTACACGGTTACTCACACTGGTTATCTCTTCAACCGAAACAACCGGACGCATAGACTGAACTCCCTTGGCGACAGCTCTGGCCAGCATGTCCTCTCCGAGAGCCTGACTACTTGTCTGTGTTACGTTGATAGGAACTCCCCCTCCCATCTGATTGAATGATGAGAGCAAAGGAGCAAACATCGAGGTGGCTCTGGCCGTAATCACCGACTCACCGTTACTAAGCTGTGCAGGTATGCTGTCGCTTGTTCCGGTGCCTGGTCCGGTGACTAAACCACCTGTTGCAAATTTAGCACTTTTTACCGTTTTTGTAGCTACAGCAATATTAGAAAGTATCGTTGCTACTGTCGTTGCGATGGCTGCCAAGTTAGCCGGAAACGGAACAGACTGAGCCTGTGCTATACCGGCAGCCAGAGCCTTTCCGGTATTGATGGCAATCTCAGCAAGAGCAAGTGTCTTTGAAAGTATGGCAAAAGTCTTGTTATTTTCCCCCAATGTTTCAAAGGCGGATGACAGACCTGATATTATTGTCTCTATTGCCTGGAATTTTACCTGCTCTATCTCAACCTCCTTGTCTGCAATGGCCTTCTTCGCATCGATATATTCCTGATTAGCCTGAAGCTTACGGTTAAGGAACTCCTGTTCACTCTCCCCTTCCTGCTGCTGTATGCTGTTCAACAACTCTAATTTCTGCGAAGCCTGTTCCTGAAGTATCTCCAGTTCACTTGCACCGGACTGCTGGAGCTGCATGATTTCATTCTCCATTCTCAGTCTGACGGCTTCCTGCTGCTTTTCCGATATTTCCTGCTCACGCTGTAATATCAGATCGTCCATCTGCTTGTCATACTTGTCCACAATGGCAAGCTTCATCTGCTCGGTCAGTTCCTTGTCAGCAAGCTCGGCATCACGCTGGGCAAGTAGCTGCTGCATCCTCAACTGATATTCCTGCTCACTACCTTTCCTTACTGCTTCAAGCTGTAAGGAAATAAGCTTGGTACGGTTGTCTATCTCTTTCTGTAACTCCTCCTCAGACAGCTTTTGCAACTCAGCAGCCTTCTGCTGTTCCAAAGCTTTTATCTGGTCGTTAATAGCCTGCCGGGCTTTTACAGTAAGGTCACTCTCCGTTTTCAGTCTTGCGCGTAAATCTTCTATCTGACGGGAATAAGTGAGTTCTATTTCCTTACGTGCCTGCTCGCACTTATCCTTCACAAGAGCTAGCATGGCATCCTCTGCCGCTCTTACTGCTTCCAATTCTTTCTGCTTTGCTTCCTTCGCTTTGTCCACACCTTCCTGACGTATTGAGTTCAAAGTATTTTGCTGCTCCGTTTGACGACCATAGCTGTCCTCCATCAACTCCTGTAGTTCATTGAACTGGTCTCTAAAATTCCTCAAATCTTCAATCGTACTATCAGACAAGCCCAGCTTTCCAATAACTTCATCAGCCGTAACATCACCAGCTTTAATCTGTTCCATCAGTCTCCGAACCTCACCTGTCATTTTAGTAAAGCCTAATGTGTTGGCCAATCTGGCTTCCGCAAGCTGTGTCTGAACATTCAAGTCTTTCTTTTCAATCTCAGCAGCTTTCTCAGCAGCTTTAATACGTTCTTGAGTGGAAAGCGTCTGGTCATCTGCTGCCTTTTTCAGTTTCTCTATCTCAGCACGATTGGCCGCACGTGACATGGAAAGCATGACCTCTTTCTTGTCAATCTCATTCAATACTTCCGCCAACTTCCAAGCCTGCTTCGTTTCGTCTGCAATCTCTTTACCTATACCTGAAAATACAGCTTTTGCATCCTCTCCAGCCTGCTTGAAGTTTCCGGTAAACAGATTTACCAGCGCACTTCCCAATTTTGATACACGGTCTATAATCACATTAACTGTCGCTCCAAAGGCTCCCATAATCTTGTTAGCGGTCTCAACACCTTTCTGTGTTTTCGTGAACCATGACACAAGCGACCCAAGAGCGACAACCAATGCCCCTATGCCAGTTGATACCAAGGCAACTTTCAACAGTTTCAAAACCTTTGTAAGCCCAGAAGTACCAGATGTAACGGCAACCATCTCTTCCTTTACCCCCGAAAGATAGTCTTTCAACCCTGTGACAGAGGTTACCATCTGATTAATCTGTTCTACAAACGGTATATTCGCATTTGCTGCTTCTATAATTGCTTCCTTGTAGTTACCTACATTCCGGTAATACCTCTGCGTTTCCTCCTCACCATCCTTCAGGGCATCCGTAACCTCGTTTATCTTATTTTTCAGTTCCTCACCACTGGCACCCTTTCTTTCAGTTTCCGACAGAGCATCATATTCAGCCGTCAAATTAGACAGTTCAGCCCGTAGTGCTTTCAGGCTCCCCTCCTGCTCTTTCTCCTGCTTAATCTGATTCTGCACTGTCTTGTTGATGATACGTATCGCATCATTATAATCTGCAATGGCAATCTTTGACGCAGCTATCTCCTCGTTATACTGCTGACGGGATATTTCCCCATCCTTCAACTGTTTTTTCAGGTTCTTTTCTGCATCCCTGGCCGCATCAATCTTCGTCTGGTATTCCGCTATCGCCTTTACAGCTTCATTGTAATTCACCTTGATGTCAAGGATTTTCTCCACTTTATCCGCCATAACACTATATTTTTAGCAATTCAACTTCACATATATTATTCTCCTTGGTTTTCACCTTCACAATCGCAAAATATGAACCGTATTGTCGAATGTATACAGGTTTAAGCAAGTCAAGTACGGCCAATTCCGGAGCAGATAAAAGAACAAGCTCTTTTATGACCTTTGGCTGTCTGACCACTTCCTGATACGATGCATAATGCTGTCTTATCAATTCCTCCCATCTTAACGGATAGAAAACACCTGAACGAGTCTCAGAATCATATAAGACGATTCGTGGATTCATCCCGCTATCATATTCCAGCTCTCCATCATCATTATACGAATACATCGGAATACTTGCCACACCTCCCAACGTATCACAAGCAGAAAAAGGAAGTGAGACAGCATCTCTTTCATAATCTAACGCCCTATTCTCAACTGCTATAAACGAATCATAATTCTCAGTAACATTATCATCTTCCTTATAGCGGAACCAGTTCTTCTGGGTGAAGTCATTCAACTGATAACTGATATTACGTGCTACATCACCATAATCATTAAACAAAACCCTTCCAGACCAATCTACTGCATTACTTTTATTTTCTATCACCGTGTCAAATGATATGAAACGTATGTCGTTGTTATCACCCGGAACCGCAAAAATCCCAAGCATATAAGCTATAGACTTAACAAAGTCTATCAATTTTATTGATGGTAAATTAGGTATTGTAAAATACTTGTTATACTCTCCTATATCAGCCCCTACTTCGGATACCTTTGCTTCAAGAGTTATACTTCCGGAAACCAGACTGACACTGTCATCACCAGTTTTAGAAACTGTTGTGCTTATATAAATTGTCTTATCATACGGTTCCAGCAACAAATCCTTCTTGAAATGGCACTCATAATTATCATTCCCTCTATCAATAACTTCATACGCATTTACCTGGTCTATTATCTCTCCGGTATCAGCGTCTACTATATCCAGGTATCCTCCATTCTTGTATGCACTTCCAACATAAATCAATTTGCAATCTATCGAATAGTTTAACTGCATATTGTGAAACTTTGGCTTAAAAGCAGATATAAGAACAGAATCACTATAGTATTCAACATAATACGAAGATACAAGCCCATAAAACATTAATTGATAAACTCGTAAAGCTCCATCCGTTTTTTTCAATCCGCTCAAAGTCAATGTAACACGGTTTGCATCCACATGTTTCCGTGCATCCTCTTTTTTCAGTAGTGGAATTTTCAGATTTTGAAGAACATCCTGCTTATCAGAAGGGAACAATAAGTTCACACCAAACTGACTCTGTATCCTATCCAAAAGCCATTTAGCGGATACAACCGGATGGTAAGACACATGCTTCTCTGTGCTTCTGAAACCATAGTTAATAATAGGAGCATCTTCATCAGGAGATATATCATACCTCCAAAATACATAATCATCTATTCCATAATCCAAATCATCAAGGTTTCCTTCAAACTCAATAATTTTTGAAAAGCCCGTAGCGTTTCCCCATGAAAGCGCAATCTCTATCGTGTCACTTACTGACATCAATACCACATTGGCTCCATCAACAATCTGTACCCCGTCACGCAATAAAGTACCTACATGAGGAAGATATGGGAAACTGCTCACTGCACTGGGTACATGAGCACATTCTATCAGCCGGAGATTATTCTTTGTCTTCGGCAACTTAATTGTATAGCTGAAATTACTTACAATCTTGCTAATATCTGTCAGGATATTGCTACGGTATTCAATAGAAACACCGGACTCACCCATATCCACTTTCGTCCCGTCAATATACAACTCATCCCTCATAAGCTCTGCGAAATTGTTTCTGGAAATTCTATCTCAATCTCAAAATCTTGTAATGCCTGAGTGGTACCAGAAATACTTTTTGTAGATATATTCACTGGAACCCAGTTCCCATTCAGATACATATCAACCAAAGGAGACGAAAGAAGGGTAAGAAGCATATTGAATGTTCCCTGGTCCACAAGAGTGGCACATGCCTTTTTCGTCATTTGCATGGATTTGCCATTGTACCTGAAAACACCATAGAAACTATAATTTTCATCAGAAAAATCACAATACAATTTATCACCATTATCTACACCAGCGCCTGATTCTCCCTCCTGAAAAAGCCAGTACTGGTAGAACCCATGCCTGTCTATCCATCTGAGATATATCCCACATTCTGAATCATCCACCACAAGGCGGTTAATAATCACCCCATCACCTACTGGCCGGAACGTGCTGTCAAAGGTATAATCGAAAGTGCTCTCAGGAATCTCTTCATCCAGACGTATTACACCAAAATTCGTTGCACCTCCAAACAAAGAAGAAGGATTCAGATGCACAAGTCCGCTTCCTGCACTAAAAGTCTGATATTTGTTTCTGTCATATCTTTTCCTCATCGTTGCACCGGAAGCTATATACATGGAAATCGTAAACGGGAAGTTCTTAAACCACGTAACCGTACGTGACTGATTAAATACTTCCCCTATATTCATAGCACCCCATATTACCTTAGTGGTAAAAGTAAATGAATCTGCCGAGGTCTGAATCTTTACAGTAATCTCTTTGGAAGGTAACAGTTCCATTCCACCAGCATTAAAAAACGCCTGTGAATACATTGAAATATCAAGTTCCACACTTCCTCCATACGGAGTTCTCTTATCGGTAAATGACATTGCACCATATGAAATTGTACATGTAACAGTGTTTCCCGTATTGACTTTAATCTTCATCGGGTTAAAGCAGAAAGAGACCTCATCAGGATACATGATGCTCTTATTCGTTTCAAATACTCCCGTTCTCATTGAAATTTAGATTTATATGTTCCACTTCACTCCCGAACAGAATACCGATACCCTGCGATACCCTTTCTACCGTATCCTTCACTTCAGGAGAATAAATATCATCCCTACCGCCATTCCGGAAGAGCTGTGTCCCTTCATTGGCTATCTTTCTCGCTACAAGGTAAGCAAAGGAATCAGGCTTCTGTACCTGGATGCCCTTGTCCTCCATCCATTGCCGGATTATCTTCCAGAATCCTGCCGGCACCTTGCCAGGCTTTCGTCCGGTCTCCAGCGTCCCGAACGGGCTACGTCCCCACAGAACACCGCCGTCCTCCGTAACCTCTACCTTCATACTGGCTATCGTTCTGCCGGAAGCAACCTGACCGGAGTTCTTCTGGTTTTCGATTACCTTCTGTTTCAATGCTTCAAGTTCTGAAGACACCAGCTCCATCATCTTATCCCTCAGCAGAAGTTCCATACACTATCTCCTTCACTGTTTTTGTAGGGCATATCACGATTCCTCTTATTTCCTTCAGAGAAATTTGGATGACAATCCCCGTCACATTCACGTCCAGCTTATCATAGAACACCGAATACTGAATGTCACCCTGTACAGGCTCAAACATTCCGCTTCTGTTCACGTTCAGTATAAACTCTCTGGCCAAAGACTTGCATCGTTCTATCACCACGTCATTTTCTTCACCAGAGAAATCATGCTTTGTCTTATCCATAAAGGCTATCATGCAGTTAGGAAAGTCTTTCATCTGCATAAGCCCCACATTCAGGTTTCCGGAAGCCGGAAGCACATACATCACGGCAGGAAGCTGCATCTTGTCAAGCCTTACATTGGCAGCCTGCCAGTTCTCAAACAGATAGGTAACTCCCATCTGTTCGACTATTTTCCTAACCTTCTCTTCTACTGTCATTTCTTCTTTCCCTCCAAGATTTTACGTAACCTGCGTTCATACCTCATCTTCCTGGCATCCATATCCAGGCATTTATACACACGTACCCACGGAACATATTCTACCGCCTCATGGTCCGTTATTCCCATTCTCAGTGCATAATAGTCGAGCAGTCCGAACGGCCCGAAATTCAATGCTTCTGCCCCAGCCTGCTTCTCCTCCGGTGTAGGAGGAACGGACGTGGAAGCAAACAGCTTGTTTATCCGCTTCACTTCCCTGGCCACCCAGAAGCAAAAGCCGATAACCTCAGATGCATCAGTCCTCATCACCTCACGCTCCGACATTCCTAGAAGCACACGGCAAGGAACCATTATCGTTTCCTTCTCCGTACTGATTGACTGCAACTGCATAAGCTCACCCATATTCATGTCATTCAAGGTATCAGGTGTCCTGACCTTTCCCACTTTCCACGGTTTACGTAGCTTCTCAAGCTCTCCTTCAATACCGTGTGACAGATTACCAACTACCAACAACTCCTTTACCGTCATATATTCCCAAGTTTTGCTTTCGGCCGCCTTAACACTGGTTTTATCCTGAAAAACATCGCCATAATCAGCATGTCAAGATAGTCAGGAGAGCGGCCAAGTATCTCCTTCATCTTTTCCTTGCTGATAATTCCCTTCTTTCTCGTATCCGCATCTATGTGGTCCTGCTTCAACACCCCAAGCTCTTCAATGATTCGCTCCTTCTGTGCTTCCGTACATACTATACGGAGAAGGCGGTTGTTTATCATCTCCGCCAGCTTGAAGGCACATTCCGATTTCAGGTTGTCATACTCAGGATTGATGGGTCGTGTTCCTCCATGGAACTCCCTGATTCCGTTCAGATAGCTTTCAAGATAGCTTCCCAATCCGTCAGAGTCCGCTATCATCCGGCTGCGTGGAATGGAACACTCTATCATCATACGCTTCAGGTCTGTCTCGATGGACTTCCCAGTACTGTATTCCTGATCCAGCTTGATATAGCAGACATTCCCTTTCCAGTGTCCGGCTATGAAACGGTCACGCCCCTTCATGGCAAGGTCAGCAGAACCGGAAGAATCCCCGGCAGGCTTAACAAACTCATTCGTGAACAGGTCACAGATAGCATCGTAATCACAAAGGGCTGTCGGGTCATTGTCATACTCCCAGTTCCCGAAATACAGACGTTCCTTCGTCACCCTGTCCTTCGTATTACGAAGGCTCTCGATATAGTCCTCTGTAGCCCAAGGGTTATCCTGAACCAATGCCTGAATGAAAGCATACGGTTCTTCCAGCTTTCCTTCTCTCCACGGCTTATAGAAGTCACGGTACAGCCAGTTCTTCTTAGGGTTGCAGGTGATAAGTATCTTTCCAGGTACGCCATAGACATCGTTCATGTGTCGGCCGATACGTGTTTTCAGCACGTCAAAGGCAAGGTAATGCACCTCACCAGCTTCCTCTATCCATCCTCCGGTATATTCCTTTGAACCCAGGCGTTCATACAACGGGTCTTTTACCGGATAATATGTCAGGTCGATATAAACTATTTCGCTACCGTTGTCAAAAGCTATCCCTTCATTGGTTGTCTTGTACGCCCTGAAGCCATGAGACTTTGCCACTTTGTTGAATGTTACGGTCACGGACTCACGGCTGTCCTTCAGGTTATTTCTCCCTACAAACCAGCGAGTGCCGGGAAGATAGTAGGCACATTGCATCAGCCACTCACAGCCAAGCCATGATTTTCCACCACCTCCGGCACCGCCATACAGCAGAAACTTCGTCCTGTCATCACGAAGGTAATTGTATGCCAACCTCTGCTTTATATTGACCTTCTGTCCCATGTCATTTCAGTTTGTCCGCTTCCGGAGTATAGGGAAGAAAATCGAATCCCTTGAATGGCTTTCCCTGCGTCGTATGGTCCACCTCCTGCTTGTCGGCCAGCCCCAAAGTACGGGCTATGATATTCGCATTGAACGCACCGACACACGCCCCTTCGAACTGCTGGGTCTTGATGGTTTCCTCCACGCGCGCGATGACCTCCAAAAAATCTTTTTCCCCTTTATTCATGCAGGCAGAACGAAACTCGTTCCACCAGTTTGTAGAAGCGCCCAGATACACGCACAGTCCCATGAGAGAATACGGCCGTGACGTGGGAGTAACCTCCTGCTGTGTGTGCTGCTGGTTCTCTGTTACAATCTCCTTCCCTTTATTCACTCTTACGGGTACAGTTTTCTGTATGGCCTTTCTGGTTGTCCATGGATTCTCATCGCACCACTGGAAATACTCGCACGCCGCATCCCATAGAAGTTCAGGCGTAGCAAAGAGCTTGTCCCTGCCATGCTTGCTTCTTAACATCCAGAACTTATTTCCTTTTGGTGCTGCCATAATCACAATTTTTCAAAAACGGGTAATATTTCCTTATCCAAATCCCATCTTCTGTTGTTAGGAAGAGGAAGGGTAAATTCGTATCTGAGAGCTTCAGCATATACATCGTGCTCAGCCCTTCTTTCGTTCATGACGGATACCTGAAAGGATGATCCGCGCAGTTCCCGTGACTTGTCTACCTCGATACCCTTGTCATATATCCTGAAATCAGAACCGATAAATTCTTCCGTAAGACGGCATACATCTGCCGTGGAATGATAATGCTGGAAATACCATTCTCCAAAGCGGAAGTTTGCCGTAAAGTTGTTTGCATCCAGAAAAAGTGCTCTAGAACGGTAATCATGTGTTTCCTTTCTCTCGGAAGCCTTCTGTACGAACAGTATCGGAATTCCTGACCAGAAAATCATACCTCCCGGCTTGCACAGTGCAGAAAGGGAAAGAAGGACGTTCCTTTCATCGTCAAGGGAATTTACGGAGTTCAGGACGCTGTCACATACCACGACATCATACAGGCCATGCTCCGACAATGTCCTGCACACGTCCGCACAGTCCTGACGTATCTCCTTCTCGTCTATCACGTCAGCTCCGTCCTTCCGGTGAAAGAACTCTATCGCGTCAATGAGGTATCCCTCCTTTTTCAGCCTGATGGCATAGTCCTTCTGTCCGGCTCCGAAGTCAAGCACATGCATATCCTTCGTGATGAACGGAAGCACCAGACGCTCGTACAGAGTCGAATGGCTCCTGCTGCTCGGGACACCGTTTTTCTCCCTGAGACGTGCCTTCTGTGCAAAAGACTGTATGTAAGTCTTCCGCTCCAGATGGGAGTATTCAAAGACACCGTATTCCTTCGAAAAATAAGACAGGGCCAGCTCCTCCTTTCCTTCCGGGAGTACATAGACAAGCAGGTCCATACCCATAAGCTTCACTGCCTTGGCGTATACGGTGGATATGATGACCTTTCCTTCATGGTTGCATACGGCATTCGCAAACTGGCCATAGCGAAGAATCATCTTCGTAAGGTCCACTACGTGTGCGTTGCTCCCACCCTTGGTAATGATGGTTATATCCTTATTCGGTACCATAAAGAAGCCTTCCGTTCCTTCAGGAACAGGTACACGTATGTCCGGCTGTACCTCCGACACCTCGCATTCGGCATAGTTGTGAAGCTGGTTGAAGCGTACCTCATCCGTTGAGTTCACGCCATCCAGCACGAAAGCAGGAACATGAGTATATCCAAGCAGCTTCATGGTCTTTGTGCGCTGGTGTCCTGCCATGATTCGTTTGTCAGACCTGCGGATAATTATCGGTTTGATGATGCCAAGCTCCGTTATTGACTTCTTCAGATTTTCCTGTGCTTCCGGAGTAAGCAGCCTTGGGTTGTACTCTGCCGGATTCAGTGATTCTATATCAATGTATTCCATCATAAGCCCAGCAGATTATTTACGAAACCAATCATCACTCCGTTCTCTTCAAGATACTCGGCAGCACGCTGCTTCAGTCCTTCAAGCTCCACATCGGTTATCGGTATCTTGTACCCTTCAAATGTCAGGTACTTAATATGCGCTCCCGCTTCGTAATTTTCATTCCGCAGCACGTTGTGAGTATCTTCTATCCCTCCGGGGAAATCGTCCAAATCAGGGAAGCTGATGCCTTCTATACCCCATTCCATGAGTTTCCGGCAGTCCCATTCAAACAGTCGGGCCATATCCCATTCTCCGTTGCTCACATTGTCACGGATAATGATTTCGCGCTCACGCTCTTCTGTCAGGTTCGGGATAAGCACCGTAGGAACTTCCTTAATTCCAAGCTGCACGCACGCATCATAGCGCTGGTTCCCTGCAATAATGACAAGATGTCCCGTTCGGTCTGACAGAATAATCGGACGTGCTTCAAAATAGTCCGGATTGTTCTGTATGGATTCCTTTAACTTCTGGAGCTGCCCTTCCGATATGGTTCTCGGATTGTCCTCCAGCTTCTTCAATGTTTCTGTACTTCTGTAAATCACTTCCATATATCTCGGTATTTGCGTTACAGAAACAAATTTACCCGATAACCGCCACAAAGCAGTTACCGGGTATTCACAAAGCACTGACAAGGGTTGTCAGTGGATTTTATATCATTTTTTTATTTCCCCTCTCAGATTAAATAATATGTCTAAAAGAAAATAATCATAAATACATAAATCAATTCAATTTCTTTTCCAGTTCATTTAACTGTTGATACAAGTTACTAATAACACATTTATTATCCTCAAGTTCCTCTTTGAGCTTTATATTTTCTTCGCTCAGCATTTTTATCTTTGTTGTCGTTTTAATTAATTCATTTTTATATGTTTCAATCATTCCATCACTTGTTTTTTCTTCCCGGTCAGCTAACCAATCCCATAATTCAGTTTTCATACGTCCCCAAAAACCGAGCATTTCATTCGTAACATGCAATACCAACATTAAATATTTATCATATCCATTATTAGAAATTCTTTCATACACATCCTTAGTACTGCTTTCTGTTTCAACAAATACCATATTATCAAAGCAATAGAATGTTTCTCCTATAGAATTTATTCGGTCTTTGAAAACTCTATCTTTTTCTAAATCAGTATTATATATAATTAATAGAATATTCATAATTTCAAAATTTATAATAATGGTACAATGCTATTTTTTACCTTATTCTTCATTTCCATCTGTCTATTTTCCCAACATCCATCCCATTCTAATATTACCTTAAATTTGAAAGGCTTTAATGTAGGAGAATATAAACACAATAAAATTTCCCATGTTCCACCGCAATATTCATTTGGCACATTATAAGGACCAATAATCAAAGAAGGCGGTATTTGCTCAACATCGTTACCACCTGGGGTACTTTGTTGCTCTGGTGGAAATATTTCATATATTTGAATGCTTTTTTTACCCTGCATTGGAATAAATGTTTTAGATTCATTTACATTGTCATCCCATTTCAAACATATGGGCTTGGATAATAATTCAATAGCTTTTTGCATACCCAACCCCTTAAATAAAATACCATCGATATAAATCTCGCATTCTTGAACATTTTCATTACCACTATTAAAAATATCAATGGAATTGTGATATCGCGCTGCTTTCTTTTCCGCTCCACAATTATTTAATAACTCTTCTATAAGTTCTTCTTTATGAAGAGTTACTGTTAATTTCGGTTTTTTGAAATATCTTTTCAAATCATCATTAAACAAAGCAACGACTACAGCAGCAATGGTCGCTATAGCCTGAATAACACATATAAAATAATAAAAGATTTCACCAGGAGAACTAGTTTTATTCCAATCGATATTAGGAACAAATATCTTCATTGGAAAAACATTCCCCATAATATAAAATATAACAGCGAAAACTCCAATTAATATCCACCATCTATTTTTCATAATAAGAATATTAGAATTGGAGGCGAATATACAAAATAAATCTTAATTCTTACATTTTAAGAATGTATAATGCAAACTCTATGAAAGAAAATCCATAAAAACCTAACACAACATATCTAATATTCTTCCTAAAATTCTAGTTCGAGTTGCCTACAAGGTTCTTTATACCCTCTGTGAGACATCATGAAAGCATTTCGAAGTTTATCCTCTATCTCTTCAAGAACTTTACTACTTACATGATTACGGTCTGCATTCTTATTTACCTTCAGAGCCATATTCAAACTTCCCTTTATCCGTTTATCATCCATAAAAACAGAATACTCAGTAAACATTCTGTTGGAAAGTTTTGCATCCAATTTCTCGTTATCCGTCTGCTTGCGTATATAAACCGTATTCTGATACTTTCCAATAGTTTTTAGTGTCTTTTCTTCTCTCATTACATCATTTTCAAAAATCACTGATATAGCTTCTTTCTTACGTATTTTGTTTATTTTGGCCCACCCATAAAAGACTCTAAGATTCATATTCCGAACATAGTTCCTATTCTTAGCATACTTACTATCGAGATTAAAAAGATGTTGCTGTAATTTATCCATAATCACATATTATCATATCGTTGTTACACAATCAAAGTCTTTCCCATACATGATATAGGCTCCACGTTTCCGAAGTTCGTTCACCAGCTGCCCGTTGGTGTATCTGGCCAGCCGTCCATGAAGTCTGTCCTGCTTTCTTCTTTCAGACGTGTGTCTGCTCTCACATAACCGGCACCTGCTGGTGTAATGGGTGCCGGATTTCGTTTCATAGGCACGGAACTTCCTTTCCGGAAGGTTCCGGCCACACTCGATACAAACTTTCATGATGCAGACCTCCTTATCAGTCCCATGTTACGGTTTACCAGTTCGATAATCTTATCATGGTAATCACTCGTTTTATTGCAAACTGCACGGCTTTGAATTATCTTGAAAGTTTTCAAGTTTACTTCTATTGTTTCTAATCGTTTCCCATTCTTCTGTGCTGTGAGAATAAGGCAATCTTTACGCCTGTAATATTCATTTTGATATACACAATGGTGCATTGCCTTTCCTTCCAGGTAGAACTGGGTAACACTTTCCAACGGACGGATTACGATACCCTTATCCTTGATTTCCATTCCCAGAAACGGCTGGATTCTTTTGATGAATGACAGAATATCCTGTTTCATTCTGAACATTCGTTCAATCCTTTCCTTTCGTTTCTGTTCAGCCCGAATCTTCGCTTCTATCTTTCTCTTCTTCTCAACCAGCTTGTCATGCTCTTTCTTCAGGTTCTTAGGGCATACATAGTGAGCGTTATGTGTGTCAAGGTGGAAATAATCAAGCAGACGCAAATAGTCATCATACATGGAACCATCCTTAATGATGTATCCGTTACGGTTGCAGATATTCACAGCCCACGGATGAGAAAGTCCACCCCGGCGCATGTAGAACTCCAGCATACCATACTGACGTGTCTTAATAAGCATTTCAGCATATTTATTTTCACCTAGCAAAGCACGTATCAACACTGCCGGAGTAACACCATGAAACGAAGTGCGAAGGCCATTTCTGCGAAGAATCGGAAGCACCTTTACTTTCGGATACACATAACCGTCTATGTCATATGAATGTGGATAGTATATATTTCCGCTCTGCTTGAGACTCATGTCTGTAGTATGAATCCAACCTCTACACCCCATATTCATAGCTTTGGCGATAACAATCTCTTTGTTGTCAGAAGTTATCCACTGTTGGCATACCTCATCGATGAAATAATGTGTGTCACGTTCTTTCCTTGCATACCTGGCTGTGTAGAAGTGACGGAGCACCTGAAAATCTCCCGATGTAGTAACGACTGTCAGATAGCTTACTGCATTATCCTTGGTCTTACGGCTTACCTTCACTTCCAATCTTTCACCGCAGTAAGGACACGTGATGTACCCTTCCTTCTGGCCAGTTACATCAACCCACATCTTTCCACATTCACTGCACCACATTTCATCCTTACAGCGGTAAGCATTATGCGGAAAACAATGCTTCTTTCCCCACCGTATCTGGGCTTCTGTTATTTCTGGCAGCTTACTGCTCAATTCAGCCACCAGCCTTTCACGCTTTGTCCTTGGTCTCATAGTTCTCCGAATAATGAAAGTTGCAGACTGTTATCATCACCTCTCTTACGTTTCGGCTGCGGCTTTAATTGTGGTTTTGGTTGCTCTGCTTTCGCAGGTTCAGAAGCCGGAGCCACTACTTCCACACGTTCCTGCACCTTGTCCACCTTGATGTTATCCTCGTCGTAGTAATGGACTGCCCATCCGTATACGGTTGCTTCATCGACACCGACTGCGTTTCCTCCCTTTGCCAGCTTTCTGGCTTTCGAGTAGATATACTTGATACATTCCTCGATACTCTTGTTCGCTTTCCTGTAGGTTTCGGCAAAGAGGGAATCAGTCTTTGCACGATTCTCCAGATACGCCTGGATTGTTGTTTCAAAACTTGTCATATTGATGTGGTTTTTGGTTATTATTGTCGCCGAGTTTCACCGCCTACATGAACGATGTTAAACATTTCCTTACAGCGGTCTGCAATGTAGATTCCGTACCGTGACGGTATATCATCCAGTTCCAGATTGGTTGTCGCATAAGTGCAATACTCATGACGAAACTCATAGCGAAGCTGTAGAACTGTCTGTATTACGTTCAGTCCCGTCCCAAAGTGCTTTGCATCCGAAGGCTCACGCCCAAGCTCGTCAATACATAGCCCTGTGGCGCATTCTCGCTGCGTGTAGCGAATTATTCCGTCAATTCCTTGTTCCGCATAGCGTAATGATATTTCAGCCGCTGAGACGAGCGCAAAGCCTAAATCCTTCCGTCCGAAAGCAAACGCATATCTGTTTACCAGACTTTCGTACTTCTGCAGCCCTTTCATGAGCGTGGACTTTCCTGTTCCTATCGGCCCACAAAGCATAATGCCCTTGCACGGGTCAAGACTTCCTCCCATGATACGTCCGGCTCTTTCCCATACCCAGCGGTACAGTGCATCCAACTCCCTTCGGTTTCTGGCATCTATCACGAATCCTGGTGATACACTGGTCATGCACTCTACCAGCTTCTGCTTCCAGAATGATTCCGCCTGCCTTGAATCAGAGTTCAACCGCTTTAAGCTTTCCGGCTGTTGTACCATTGTCGCTTGGTTTATTACCTCCGCAACTGTTTTCAGATTGTTTTCCATGCTGATATTGTTTTGCTTGTTCGTCCATTATCCAAAGATTTGCCTTGCTGTCCCAACGCTCAATCTTTGCTCCGTTAGCGTTACGCCATCCAAGGCTGTCGAAGTGATAGAAGAATATTTCCGCCTGCCTTTCCCAGTCCGGAAGCTTTTCTTCAAAGTAGGCTTTTACCTGGTCCAATGTGGGAGGAATAAATTCTGCCTTTGCCGATTTTTTCTTTTTCGGTTTTTCTTCGGGCGGAAATAACTCGCCAGAGTTATTATTATTCTTAGTCTTATTCTTAGTCTTTATAATAGGGTTACCATTTTGGTTACCATTTTGGTTACCGCTTTGGTTACCGCTTTGGTTACCGCTTTGGTTACCTGAGGTAACTAAAAGAATGTAAGAAGCAGCCTTTTCTCTTCTGTTCCCTTCAATGAAATCAATCAGCCCTTTTTGCTTCAATCGGTTGCGCAAATCAATTACAGTCTTATTGCTGTAACCTAATTCGGCTTGGATTAGACGTGTTGGTAATTCGAATGGGCAAAGCCAATTCCGGATGTTGCATTCCTTCAACAAAAAGAAATAGAAGTCTGCCTCATGCGCTGTCATCGGTTTATACCGTCGAATTTGCCAAAACTGATTAATGTAGTCAATGTAGGTCATAGTAGATAAGAATTAACCTCGTAAATAAACTCTTGTAAAGAACGGCATACCACATACTTGTTCCGGTACTTCTCGGCTTCTCTCTGCCATTCTTCCTGCCCGTCACTCTGTACCCCTTTCGGTGTCTTCATTTCAATACAGAGGGAAGCATATCCCTTTTTTGGGATAAGTAGTATCAGGTCGGCAACTCCCCTTACAACTCCCTCGTATTTCATCCTCGCTCCTGTCTTTGCATCCCTGCGGCCACCGTTCGGAACTGCAAAGAGAAGCAAAGCCAGATTCGGGTACTGAAGCCTGAACCATGTCAGGCAATCATGCTGAATCTGGCTTTCTGATAGCGGTGTAGTCTGCTTTCTCATTTTATTACAGTTTAAGCAACCTTCTTGTAGTTTCTTCATCTATAAAGTTTGTCCATCCGGCTTCATGTAACCTGATAGCGGCTTCTCTGAGAGTAATATTTCCACCCTCCACCTTTTCTTTCAATGATTGCAGTATAGTTTTCATAACTTCTGACTAAATAAGTTCATGGCCATATCCACCACGCTCTCCTTCACCACATCATCCGTTCCGGTCACACCGTTGGCAATGTTCTTTTTGGTCTGGATAACATCGTACATATAGCGGTCAATAGTATCTTTCCCTAAATAGTAGTAACAGTTCACGTTATTCTTCTGGCCGTTACGGTGCGCCCTGTCCTCTGCCTGCTCGCAGTCTGAGAACGTCCAGGGGAACTCGATAAATGCCACACGGCTGGAAGCGGTAAGCGTCAATCCCGTACCTCCCGACTTGTAGTTCAGGATTATCAGCCTGCATTTCGGGTCATTCTGAAAACGGTCTACAGCATTCTGTTTCTGAACTGCATTATCATCACCCGTCACGGTCACCGCATCAGGGAAATGGTTTTTCAGCTCCATCACAACCTCCTTGAGGTAGGCAAAGACTATCAGTTTTTCTCCACCGTCTATCACGTCATGGATAAACTCGGAGAACACCTTAATCTTGCCCCTTGCGGATATGGATTTCAGGATGCCCATCTTCACCATCACCTCACCTCTCAGAGCCTTCTGTATCTTTTCATCATCCGCATTCTTGTATGTACGCAGATACTGAATCAAATCAGCTTCCGCCTTGTCGTACTCCTTACGGTTGGTGATATCCACTTCGATATACTGCCGTGACTTGTCCGGAAGCTGCGTGAGTACCTTGGCCTTCTCCCTTCGGAAAAAGCAGGTGGTCGACAGTCTCCAGTTCAACTCCTTCACATTGGAACTCTGCTTAGGCCCGGCACAAAACTTTTCACAGAAGTTTTTGTATCCTCCAAAGTCCTCCAGACGTCCCATTATCTTCAACTGCTGGATAAGGTCGGTATTGTTGTTCACTACCGGAGTCCCCGTAAGCTCCAGCACATACTCCTTACCCTTGCATATTCCTTCCAGGAACTTGCTCTGCTGTGTCTTGCTGGACTTGCACTTGTGGCTCTCGTCTATCACTACCGACTTGAACAATGAGATACGCGGGTCGAACGTGATGGAACGAATGGTAAAGCGTACATCCTCCTTTATTCCCTGCACGAAGAACTTTTTCAGGCTCTCATAGTTGGTTATAAAGATGTCGCACAAGGCCGTACCGTCCGCCTTCTTCTGTTCGTAGAAGCGTTGCCAGCTTGACTTGTTCTTGTCATCAAGGATAATCGCCTGCTTTCCGGCAAACTTCTTGAACTCACGCTGCCAGTTTATCTTCAAGGCGGCCGGACAAACAACAAGGCACGGATACGCCTTTGCTATCGTAACCGTGCCTATTGCCTGCAACGTCTTTCCCAGTCCCGGCTGGTCCCCGAAGATACACCGCTTATGCTGCAAGGCATAGGCGATACCTTCCTTCTGATATTCGTAAGGCTCCAGAAGAAGCCCGTGGGGAACGGTCAGCTTCGGCAAATCAGGAATAGTGTAGTCCGTTACAGCCCTGGAAGATACCGAACGCTGTACGCGGCTGCATATCCTTGCAGATACTGCCCACTCTCCCATCTTATCCACATACCATTTATCTTCAAGCGAAACCTTCCATGCGCGTTCATCAGGTATGTAGGCAGCTTTCGGATTCCTGGCCACACTCGGGATACGGTGTACCAGGTCTTTCAGTGTGGGATGATAGGGAAATGCTATCTTATAGCAATTCGGGGTTTGCGTTACACAAAATGGGTACAACATAGTATTATGATGCTAACTGTGTGGTCTTGTGACGGCCGGAACTTCTGGGCTTGATTTTCTTCCCATTCACCTCTATCGTCACTTTCGAGTTATCCATTATCTTCTGAAAGGCTTCAATGTCCGGACTGGACGGAGCTGCCGTCTGTGCTTCCGGTATCACATCAGCCTGAACATCTGCCGCAGCCTGCTCTTCGAACGGGAGTTCCTGCTGTACCACCTTCCATTTTTTATTGAAGATATACTCGTTCACTTCATAGCTGCATGATTCTATGGCCTGCTCCAGCTCAAACTGAAACGCATAGTCCTCATTTTCGTCTGTAAACTTGGTGAACGGTGCGTTCAGGTTCAGCACCTTGTTGCTTTTCAGGAACCGCTTTCCGGTCAGTGTGACTCCCCTGCTGTCACCGTCACCTCCTACCGTATATCCGGTCACCTCAAGGATGCTGTCAATGTTCTCCGGCATATCTTCCAGGAACTCCTTTCCGTCCGCTTCCTTCTGTTCACAGAGGAAAGCCATGTGGGGAACCAGAGCCTTGAAAGCGTTTATCAGGTCATTGGTCACGAGATTCTTTCCCTCTACCGTCACCGTACCCGTTTCATCCATATAGGTTGCAACGAGGGTATTATCCTTCGTCACTTTTGCTTTTGTTATATCCATGTCCTTATCTCCTGTATTTATATTCGTTAATAAACTCCTGATAGTACAAGTCATCCGGAAGAGGAAGCGATATTCCCAGCTCAGCCGCCGCATCCGCCTTCACTTTATTAAGAAAGTCCGTCATCTGCAAAGTGTTCAGGCGTGACGTGCTTCCGGCAACAACCGTCTCCTTTCCGTTTATTACAGCCGTCCGGCGAAGGAAAAGGCTGCAGTAGTAGTCATGTACGTCCTGCTTGTCCGTTCCGGTCTCCTGCTCGATGCACGTAAACCAAAGCCACATCAAGGCATTCTGACTGATAGTCCGTGACTCCGTATAGCGCTCGATGACGACTTTGTAACGTCCGTTCCGAAGCTGGCTGCACATGAAGTCGAAAGGCTTGTCAATCCTCACCACTCCCTTTTCCTTCACCAGAATAGCTGTCTGACTCATTGTCCAAAAATCTTTTTATCAGTGATTAATTCTTTGTTAGCTTCCAAAAACTCAATGAAACGCTCTACATGGGCTGTGAGCAACTTTACGCTCTGCTTATGATTGTAGGTATAGTATTCCGGATAACGTGTCCCAGAAATGAGCGGAGTGCGGCTGGTACCTCCTTTCAATGCAAAGGCCGTATACTCAAATGCGCTTACGCTCTCCATCTCTCCTGAAGCTATCAGGCAGTAAGGATACACATGCCGCTGCCAGCCGTGCTCATACTTTCCGAAGCTGTACGAGCTTGTCGTCTTGATGTCATATACCACATCACGCTTGAGCTCGTCGATGAATCCGTAAAGCTCCACATCACCATATTTGGTTGGAAGGATTGCAGAGACATACAGCTGGCTTACCGCCCCATCGAAATACTTGGCCTGCTCAATAACCCAGGAACGGTCAAAGAGGAAGTTCCGCATGGGTGCCATCTCCGTAGCCGGGAAAGTTACCTGAACAGTATTCGTTTCCCTGTCTCCGATAATGGAATACGGAGCACGCTCACTGGGAACGTGCGGCTCATTATGGATTGCCATGTCCACAAGCGCATTGAAGGCCGTACCCTTGTCGGCTGCTTCGCTGGCAAATGGCACACGGTTAATCGCGTCAATCAGGGACTGTTTCAGTTCCGCTTCAACTTCTTCCGGAGAGCGTTTGTACTCTCCGGTTTCATTGTCTATGTTGAAGAAGCTCTCCACCTCTTCATCCGCCCTCAGATAAGCTTCAAACTTATCCAAAAGTGACGGATACATTCTGTACTTAGGCTGCTGCATATTCCTTCTTGATTTTGTCAAACTTCAAACCCAGTTCCTTGCATCGTTTGTTAAGAAGCTGTCCAGCCTGCAGCTTGCTGTCAAAAATGTGCTGCATACCTGCAAGTGATTTTGCCACGCTGTTGGCCGACTCCACGTCATTCACAAGTTCCACCTGCGCCTTGATTACTTCCATCAGGTCTTCATATTCGGAAGAAAGCTCTGTCTGTTTCTCCTGATATTTCGAATAGGTATTGATGATATTCGTCATGAAATTGTTCTCTCCAGTCACATCACCCTTGTCATTGATAATGATTGGAATCTCCATGCGTTCAGGAAGATTGCAGGTGTTCTTTCCGTAGAACTTCTCGCAAGGATTGAAGGAAATGGTACGCTTCTTTCCGATAGCTTCCATGTAACCGACTAAATCCAGCTCCTTAATCAGGTCTCCGGCAGATGAACCACCGATTTCCGGACGTATCTGCTTTTCCTCACCGTTCTTTTCCTCACGTTCATGCGCAACGAATATCACCGATTTGCCAATAAGGGATACCTGATTTACAAAGTTGATGAACATGTTCTTTCGTACTCCGTAGCCCTGCAGGGAAAGAGTGCCATCCGCCTTGCGCATCTTCGGATTGTTCTGCATGATATACTTGTCCATGAAGGAAAGCATCTTTCCGGCGGTATCAATTACAAACGTAGCATAGTCGGCAATCTCAGGCGACTGCATCACTTCATCCACTTCTTCCCATTTCGTTATCTGTACCGTATCCACACGGTGGGCAGCGTTCACACGGTGTACGCCACCGTCAAAGTCCAGAAGAAGCGGATGCGGTGCCGACAAGGCCAGCGTGGTCTTTCCCATACCTGGCTGTCCGTAAATAAGTGCTGACAAGGTTTTCTTTACCTGCAATTCATTTGGTTTCTTAATAAGTCCCATAATCAAAAAATTTAAGTGGTTAATAAACTGATATATCTTTTGTCCTGAAAGGCGGCCAGACCTCTCCGGACGTGCTTTCATCCCATTGCAGCTCTGAGCTGACTTGAAGGGCCATACTTCAAATCGTCCAACTGCTTTATGGAAAATATTTTCGGGGAATTCTGATACACTCCCTTCCGTATCCATTTTGCAGCACCAATGGCTATCTGATGGTCCAACCATCCTTCACCGTACCTGCGGCACGCCTTGGAATAGGTTATCTCGTCAGAAGTCGGGTTGCTGCGTCTGATGTATTCCTCCACCGCTTCCTTTGCGGTCTCACGGATAATCGTCTTCAACTGCCATGCGTCAATCTCCATCTGCTCTCCTCCTTACTACTCTGGTTACTCTTGCTCTTGTCTGCATCCGGCATCTTCTCATGTCCACATGGTAGTCCGTTACCGCCATGAGGATAAAAAGGAATGAGAAGAACATTTCCAGCCCATGTTTACGAATCTCCTTCAGGTCGAAGTTGATTTTCAGCTTTTCGCAGAACATATACAGAACCAGCTCCGTATCCTTGCTGATACCCAGCTTCCGGTATATGTCGCGCTTCTGTGCCTTGATTGTCCATGTAGAGCGGCCAAGCCTGTCGGCCACCTCCTTATCCGCAAGCCCCTTGCAATACTGCTCTGCAACCAGGTGCTCACGTTCAGATAAATCATTCATGACACACGTTTTACCTTGAATTCTCCATGCTTCCGGTCTATCTCTCCTATCCGCTTCCAGTCTGCCCCTTCCACGCACATTTCCAACCGAAGTCTGGAAATGGTTGTATTCACTGACGAAATAGAGGAAATGGGGAATATCACAGTCTCACCGACCTTCATTCCTCGCAAGGTCGATGCCCAGTTTTCTGTTACTTTTACCATATCGCTTACTTTTTAATGTTTGCAGGACATACGAGAATCGAACTCGCATAGATGCGTCCATCTGTTTTGACCATTAAACTAATGTCCCCCAGTTGTCTTCCCAACTTGCCTTATCTGCGCAGATAGTGGTACCGGCAGGATTCGAACCTGCAATGCTTGGCAATCTTCACGTCTTATGCGTAGAACAGTATGATTCGTTTTACATTGATGCCCTGTTTTCATAACATCATAACCAAGTCTACTAAGAGTTGTCAGCGTCTACCAATTCCGCCACGATACCAAAAATGCCGAACTTCACAGCCCGGCATCTACCTATTTTCTATAACCCATAAAAACTAATCGACTAAGACAACTAACGATTTGACCATGTTCTTGAAGTTGTCAAACTTCGATTCAATCTTTTTCTTTTCTTCCGAATAATACATCATTGATTTTTTGTATTCCTCTGATTCGCGTTGCAGATTCTGTGTGTATGCCACGAGTTCATCATGCGTCATACCCTGTAATTCCTCATTTGTTTTCATGTCTATTCTTTTTAATGTTATTGATTTCCGTTTCTATCTCCTTATCGAACAGCTCCCGTCTGTCCAGTTCCCTTGAGCGTGCCGCCAGAATGGCGTTGATGTCTGCAAATTCATCACAGATGCTCTTTATTACCTTTTGAAGCTCTTCCATCCTTGTCCATTTTATAAGCGGCCCAGAAGCCAGTTATTACAAACCCTGAAAATCCAATCCAATAGACCGGATTCAAATCCTGATTGAAGTGCATCACCAATACGGACAATGCACATAAAGCAAGTAGTATTTTCATGTGAAAATTATTTGAGAAGCTCCCCCGAGCCAATTCGATTGGCGACATCACGTCTTATTCAGGGGATTTACTTAACTTTGAGGTGTCTAATCAAAAAATTAAGTATCATGAATAAATTTATTGAGATTCCAGTAAATGGAGAAAAGCATCTGGTTAACACTAGTTGGATTCAGTGTATAATCCCTTTAGAGAACGGAAGCAGAATTTTATTAGCCAATAGCAAAGTAGACATTGTCACAGAAATGTCATACAAAGAGCTTAGAGATATTATAAGGACCGCTCTCAGTTTTTAATCTCTTTTCTATAAATTGGGATAGAAAAAAACTTTATCACGATAACTGAGACATTGTCAGTTACACCATTTATAATGTAGCCAGGTATTACTGGCTGCATTATCACTTGTTTTTCGATTATTGCTTTCATGTTACTTGAGAATTTTGGGATTATTATTACAGATAAAGCTTACGATTTACTTCTTATCCTTAGCAGAGACAGCCAGAAGTAGTTCTTTGAGTTCTTTTGGCCCACGACTAAGCTTTTCCGGGTCGTATTCAAAATAGGAAGCAGCTTTAGATTTTGAAGACTCTTCAATGTGTATCTCGATTTTAATTGACATAACAATATAGATTTTAAGTTTAAATTCGTGCCCCGATAAGCTCTCTCTGCTCTTCCCACCGGAGTTATCAGCTACTATTCTTCACTGCATGACCGTTCGGGACATTTGCCATTATTTAGCCAGGCTGCTTGCATCGACCTTGCGGCTGCTTGCTTCGACCCTTGAATCCTCGCGTCCTCTATGCTGGTAATGAGGGTATGCGCCAGTATCGCTTTCTGGAACGGACTGCTTAGGGCAGTCAATCCTTCATGTTCCCTACCTCCGCATCAAAGGGTAGGCTCTATGGCCGGATAGGGATTGCGTTATCCTGATTAGTCTCCGCAATATTTCGAACCAAGGTAACCTCTGTGGTTGTCCGGATAAACGGCCGCTTCCGTTACACCTGACCAGTCGTAGCTGACCGCCTTGCAGGCTGACTTCAATCCTGACAAAGGCTGGCTTTTTGAATCCATGGCTTTCTTCATTGACACCTGGAGTTTTGCCATTTTCCATGTTGATTTCAGAACTTCACCGAAAGTCTTTCCTTTCTTCTTAGCAACATATTTATATGTTCTCCAAGCATCCTTCATTATCTGTTTCAAATCATATATTCTCATGGCGTTACCTCTTTTTAGTTATCACTTTTATTTGGCGGTTTCCCGTTTTTTCGTTTCCTTTGTTTATTGTTTATTGTTTGATGTTGCAAAGATAGATTTAATATCTAATTTATCAAACAATAAATCTAATTATATTTAGATATTAACTCTAATTAACTCTATTATGGCTGGATTGAAAGAACGACTCTTCTACTTTATCGAATACAAAGGATTAACCGTACAGTCATTTGAAAAAACAGTTGGCTTAAGCAATGGTGCAGTATCTAAAATGGGAGATAATACCAGACGTTCAACAATAGATAAAATATCTAACTTTTTTGGTGACTTAAACAAAAATTGGTTGCTTACAGGAGAAGGAGAAATGCTTATTGGTGAATATCCTACAGGAAATGATATTACAATACACAAAAGAGATACTGGGAAAAAAGTCAATATAAAATCAGAATACATCACCTATCTACTTCCGATGTCAGCTATGGGAGGTTCATTAACTGGATTTGCTTCTCCTAGTGTTTTCTTGAATGATTGTGAAACTATAATATCTCCAATAGAAAATGTAGATTTTGCAATTACGGTATATGGAGATAGCATGTCACCCGAATATCCATCAGGCTCGCGCATTCTTATAAAAAAGATAAATCCCAATATTTTCATTGATTGGGGTAAAACTTATGTACTCGATACACCCAACGGTGTTATAGTAAAGGAGGTACACGAATGTAGAGAGAAGGAAGGATACATAAAATGCCACTCTATCAATCCAGACCCTAAATTCTCAGATTTTGATGTACCTCTTTCAGAAGTATACGGTATGTATAGAGTATTAATGTGTTTATCTGCTAAATAATATAAACTATGGACTTTAAAGACGCAATCAAACAGCTTGCCGACAGAGTTGAAAAGCTGAAAGAAAACATTCAGACAGAAGAAGCTACTAAGAACGCATTTATTATGCCTTTTATAAATGCACTAGGATACGATGTATTTAACCCTCTTGAAGTCATTCCTGAAATGACTTGTGACATCGGTACGAAAAAAGGAGAAAAGATTGACTATGCCATCATGAAAGATGAGCAGCCAATCCTTTTAATTGAGTGCAAGCATTGGAAACAAGACCTTAACATACACGACAATCAGCTACTTCGATACTTTAATGTATCTAAAGCTAAATTTGGACTGCTAACAAACGGAATCATCTACCGCTTCTATACAGACCTCAAGGAACCTAATATCATGGATGATAAACCATTCCTGGAAGTTGATATTACAGATCTCCGCGATAACCAAATCGAAGAACTCAAGAAATTCCATAAATCATATTTTGACGTTGAAAATATACTCAGTTCTGCAAGTGAATTAAAGTACATGGGAGAACTCAAAACTATTATACAAAACGAGTTTTCAAACCCAAGTGCAGATTTCGTAAAAATGTTCGCAACCAAAGTATATGATGGTCGTATGCTGCAGAATGTCGTAGACCAGTTTACCCCATTGGTAAAACGTGCCATATCATCACACATCAATGATATTATCAATGAACGTTTAAAAGGAGCACTAACTGTCAGTGATGCAAAACCAGAAACCCAACAAACTAAGGTTGAAGAAACAAAAACAGAAACCCCTGTAGAAGCACAACCAGATTCAAAAATTGTTACGACAGAAGAAGAACTTGACGCATATCGTATCATACAAGCTATTTGTCGTCAGAAAGTAGATGTGTCAAGAATAGCATACCGTGATGCACAAACTTACTTTAGTGTGTTGCTTGATGACAATAACCGCAAACCAATCTGCCGTATGTACTTTAACACAGTAACGAAATATGTTGCAACTATTGACGAAAACAAGAAAGATGTAAAACATGCTATTGAAAGCCATGATGATTTATTCCAATATACTGAAGATTATTTCAAGGCTATAGACATGTACGAAACCAAAGAATAACCCTTTAATTGACTTATAGGTAGTTACCAATTCATTTAGTAGTAACTACCTGTACTTCTATGTAGTTTTTTAATTACATAGTAAAAAATGCTATATTTGTAAAGAATGGATAAGATTATAGAAAAACTGATAGAACTGATGCCGCTTTGGACTGTAATAATCATTGCGATAATGTTTGTCGTAATGAAATTTTACTACACGCGGTTCAAGGTGCTGGAAGATAAAACCAAACATGCAGATTGTCAAAACAAAAACAATAAGATTGACGAATTATCTTCTGACATCAAACAAATGAAACAAGACTTTGATAGCATAAAAGAAGACATTACAGCAATCAAAGCCGTCTTGATACAAAAATTCCCAAATTCAGCAAACGTATTTAGTATGAAAAAAAGTCCAAGAAGATTAAACGAATTAGGAGAAAAGATATTTAGCCAAATACACGGAATGGAATTCCTGAACGAACACAAGTCTTTCTTCTTTTCGAAAATAGAAAGCATGAATCCTAAAACAGAACTGGACGTAGAAAACGCAGCCAATTTTGCATGCTCCGGTTTTACAGATAATGATATATTCAATGGAATTAAAGATTTTGTTTATAACGCTCCATCCATAACTATCACAGGTGAAAATGGAGAAAATAAATCTTATGACATAACTCTTGGAGATATATGCTACATATTAAGCCTCCCTCTTAGAGATATGTATTTGGAGGAAAAATTCAAAAAATAACATATACTGCATAATTATTTATTTGTATTGTATTAGCAATCATATCAGTTGAATTCTATATATAGAATATACGGAGACTCTATCAGAAAAGAAAAGATTAAGAACATACGTTTCTATGAATACTGATATTACTTCATGTGCAGACACGTACACAACATCAACTTACTGTCAGCTCTCCCCGACCTGCAAAGGATGGGGATGTCGGTTCCTGACCACACCCATTGAGGAGATACCAGTAACAGTCCAAGAAAAAGCCAAGCTGTTCTCAAAGGTGTATCGGGAAGCGAAACGGAAAGGAGTGCTGGAATGCCCGCACTACCGCTCGATGTTCATTGATGAAGTGCTGGAAAATATAGGAATAAATTGAGCCGAAGGTTACTCCTCCGGCTTTTCTTTTGTATAGAAGCTCCAGTCGAACAAATCCAGAAGCCTTCTGTTAGCGTCCCAGAGCGGCTGAAAATCTTTTTCTATATAAACCCTCGCAAGGGCCATTTTCGGGTCACTGTGGTTAAGCATTTCGTCCACACGGGCTATATCAATGCCAAGCCTGTTGGCACAGATGGATGCCATAGAGTGGCGGGCGTAATAAAAATTCAGGTCAGGAACGCCAATCTCACGGCCTATTCTCTTCAGGCCAATATTCACCATGGCATTAAGCATGTCGGACGTCACATAATGGTCACTAAAACAGAAAACCGTTCCATTTCCCCTATATTTTTCGATTAGAAGACGAATCTCAGGTTCAACGAACACCTTTATCAGCGCCTTGTCTTTTCTTCGCGTACGCGTCTTTCTACGCTGATAGGTGAGCACATATCCGGAATACTCACAAGCTTCATACAAATCGGCTGTATTCATCCCCATAAGCGCAAATGAAATCAGAAACACATCTTTGGCTATATTGAAAAGAGAGTATCCCTTGTTTTTATTCTGGTAAACGTACGGAAGGTCTATTATACGCTGTATCTGCTCAACAGAAAGCACGCGATGCTCCACAGAAACAGTCACCTCCGGTATCTTGTACTTTGAGAATGGAGATAAGGGTATTCTCACCATTCCGGCTTCTTCATCATTGTATTCAAGCTTGGCGTTATTGAATACAGTCTTCAGGAATGAGATGTAAGACGACACAGCCCTTCCGGCTTTCGGCTTATCAGTTGTAACCACACCTCCAGACTTTGTACCGCAAAGTGTAGGTTCCTCACGAAGAAAACGCTCATAGGATTTCAGGAAAGACACCGTTACCTGATTGACGTCAAGATCAGGGCCAGCAAAACGTTCAAGGGCATTCATGGCCACCCTATAGGACTTTGCAGTTCCAGTTCTCCCCTGCTTCTCCAAAGAATCCGCATAATCTTTACCATACTGTATAATATTCAGATAAAATCCGTCTGAGGAACCGGTAAGATATTCCACAATTTTGTCCACGTCCCAGGATTCAGCCTGAATTCCAGCGGCAGTCAGTTTTCTCCTATAAGAAAGTACAAGTTCATCCATCAGGTCTATTATGGCCTGATTCTTGATTTTTATCTTTTCTACACCCTTTTCCTTCTTTCGTGAAATATCCTGTGCTGAAACAAACTGAGAAGTTT